TACAATTCCACGTTACTTACAGAACAACCACAATCTAATTTCCTCATTCCTCTTATCCTCTCTCTCTCTTCTTCTTGTTCCATTCTCTTAGCTACTCGATGTAGCATCTGTCCCTCCACTGTCCACTCTATTTTTTCACTCATATCTTCTTCTCCTCTTCTTATTGTTCTATTCATTTTCTTCTCCTTTAGCTCTGATGAAATTTTGGGCGGGTACTACCGGCTCCGCCCAAAATTTCAACAGAGCGTAGATCCCCCGTACTAGGCGGATAGTTCTGATAGTGACTCCAGACTTATCCACCACCATTCTCCCCACCCCCCCTTCCTTCGAGGTGGGTATGTACTAACCGATTACTGTGTGTACGCCTCGAACTTGATTGAGTTCTTGACTGCTACACGATGCAGGTCGGCGATCATGAAACCCTCGCCTGGGTTGGTATCGAAAGCTACGATCGCTTTGATACCTTCTGTCTGTGCTACTGACCAGTTACGGTTTGCAATTGCTGTCTTGCCGTTGCGGTCGAAGTTGGCTGGACGTGTTTGTACGTTCACCGAGTCATGCTTTGCAGCCCACTCAGCAACCATCTTGTCTGCACCTTTCGCTTGACCAAAGGTGATCATGCGAATGTTGGCATCTGTTTTGGCAAGTTGAGTTTTCATCTTCTTGTCAAGCACAGTGTTGATCATGTCTTGGTTTGTCCAAGTGGATGAACCAGTGACAGCTATGGTAAAGGTTACGTCTGGACGTGCCTCTACCTGGGTGTAGATGGATAGGTCAATCGGCTTTGCAGCCGCTTTCTTGGTGGAGGCCATACGGCTCCCACCTCCTTTCATGTTGGTGTCGGTATTGACACCATCGGGCCACCGACCGAAGCCGGTGACCCTGTGCTGTCACTCAACCAAGTCGGTCAAGTCACCGTGTTCTAGCGTGTACGCTATGAAGTTGTACGTCGCTATGATTCCACGACATGCACGAAGGTGCGGTTCTGCAACCGCTCGGTAGTGCGTCAGGGATGTGTCCTCTAGGCCGAGGTCGCCCTGATAGTGAACAACTTTGGTTTTGACTGTCCACTCTGCCTCCTCCCAGATCGGGAGTTGTGTGTTAACTAGACGGTATGATGCGCTCATGTTTCACCCCCCTTCGGGTGGATAGTGGATGGATAAGGTCATGCCGATCAGTAGCGATCGACGGAGGTAAGGTTGTCGCCCATGCCGGTGCCGTAACCGCACCCGCTGTATGGGAAGGGCGCACGGTGGTAGATACGGAAGAACCGTGCCCGTTCCCTGTAGAGATGGATAAGACGTGTGAGCATGATGAAGCTCCCTTTCGTTTGGTATGACGGTTGTCGTACCGTGCCCTGCCGGGAATCGAACCCGGATGAACCGTTCAGGGCTACCAGCTACTAGGCCTTGCGAGCCTGTGCGGGTGTTACCTCGGCAGCGATGCGTGACTGAAACGCTGCAAGGATGGTGTGCTTACGGGCTGTGGGCTTGATGACCTTGCCGGTCGTAACCCAAACGTTACCTGTGACGTGTGGCTTCACGTAGTAAACGCTACGATTCAGCAGCAAGGTACGCTTGTCGCCGTTCGTAAGCACACGGAACGCGATGTACCCGAGATCGGGAACCTCGCGGATGATAGTGGAGTACATGATGCACTCACCTTTCAGTTGATGACAACGGACTTCGTTGTCGTTTAGCTGGACGGACGGGCGCTGCGTTTGTTGCAGTCCCGCCCCCCAGTTGACCCTCCTTTGCACGCCAGACTTCGAGCTTGGGTTCCGAAACAGATTTCATCTTTGTTACAATGTTCGTTTCCATTGTCACAATGATGACATCTGGCTTCGGAAGCTCTGGGCAGCGGGGATTGGCCTCCGGGGTCGTTTTGGCGGCGCTGCTGCGAGGGGTGGGCCACCCGGGAGAGGCGGATCGCAGGTACCCAGACGAAGAAGTCTGGTGTGCTAAGGTGGGGCCACTGGGGGGTGGGTTCTCTTAGGGGTGTATGCCGTGCCCCCCTAGCACAGTATGTTGCTTATCTTTGGGGGTTTGAGTTAGGTTCAGTGGTGTGGTTGGGGGGTGTTTGGGTGGGTGGTTTTGTCCCTGGGTCCCGCCGTGGTTTGAGGTACCACTTACCTTGACCTAGCCGCTCGTGCTGGTCGCTCTGTGCCCCCTAGTGTTTCTTTGCAGTAACTTAGGCCGTCGTGTCTGGACATAGAGTCGGAAGCCCCTCTGACGGGCGATCTGACCGGTGTTAGCGGCGGGTTCGTTTGTACTGTAGCATGTCGGCGTAGGGGGTTTACACTATTTTTGGAGATTTTTGATGCATGGACATCCGAAGAAAAAGAAAAAGACTCATCGGGACGTGAAGCGTAAGACTCAGGCTTTGCCTTCTAAGAGTGGGCTGCGTAAGGTGCAAACCCCTCATAGGATTCCGATTGGACCCGGTAAGTCGGATTGGAAGAAAGGAAAAACGCTATCCGGAATTTGGTTCGATGATCGTAGCGGATGGGATACTGGGACTAGCCAGTATCGGGCAGAAGCGGGTCAGGCTCGAATGGATCGGGCCGTAGCAGCGGGTGACAATAGATACATAGCAGAGGCTCAGGCTAGGAGCGGTCGCACGGATGCTGAAGTTTCCAGACGCTATATGAGTGAGCATGAAAGGATTTGGGACCCGCATAGGTCACGACCGAAACACAAAAGTAAGGTTTCTTCGGAAAACTATAACCGTGCACGAACCGATATTGGTCTACGACTTAGCAGAGATCCCAACTCTGCTACGAGCAGAAAAGCTAGGGCCGCTGCCAAGGAACAGGCTAGGGACATGGATAGCAGGCGGATGCACGATATATCCCGGCATAATCCTTACGGCTACTGATGCCTATAAAAAAAGCGTGGTCGCTTACGAAACGGGCTTTGCGTGAAGCAGGTAGTACTGCCCAAACTGTTGGACGTGCTGCTTGGGAGATAGATAACGCAATAGGGTCGGGACCCACTCGAAGGGGTGCTTTGAAGGGAGCCAATGCCGCTATGGACGCTTCAAAACTAGCTTTGCGCGGAATCGATGCGGTGTATGATGCTACGGCTGGTCGAGCAACTGATGCGATAACAAGCCGTATTAGGGGACAAGACACAACCGGATCGGCGAGAGCATGGCGAATTGCTGATGCTTCTCTTATACCGGAGTACGTCCCCCCAAGGATGTCCGAGAGTGGGACCAAACGGGGTGGACCAAAAGGTCCCCGTCGGAACAAAATAGATTCACGTAAAAGAGATTCACGTAAGGGTGCGCCTCGTCGCCCCCGCCAGAAGTAATGTCTCGGACGGTAGCTAGCCCCAAACGGTCTGCTTCCTATTACAGAAAAAACGCTAAGGCACGAGCCAAAAAAGCTGCCTACGATAAAGCGTTCAACGCTCGATCTTCACAGAAAGAAGACCGGGCTGCTCATGGACGTGCTAGATATAAAGCACAAAAAGCTGGAACAGTGAAATCGAACCAGGATATGGTTCGGGGTAAAGGTGGTAAGTTAAAAGCCGGAAACAGATCACAAAACCGAGGTCGGAAGTAATGACTAAATCAGACGATTGGATTCGAAAAAATACGCCTCACCCTTATCCCGACTCCCCAGACAACAAAAAATATGATTCTTCTGTTTCTCCAGAATATATAGATCCTTCTGACAGAAAATATACAGATCCAGGTAGCTATGTTTGGGAAATGAGTCGTGAAAGAGACTGGTGGGAATTAACATTCGAGACTGGGATCGATGGAGAAATATACCACGGCCAAAGAAACCCACCCCAATTCCGTAGTGAGTGGGAAGATAGAATCTCCCAAAGGATCTAGCATGGCCGAAGAAATCGAAAGCGACTTCAAACAAATCAAAATCTCCCGACTAACACTCGGACTCATCATGTCCGTAGCAGTCACCAGCGGAGTCATCGTATGGAACGCCGCCCAAGTAGCAGGCCGAATAAGCGAACTCGAACAAACAGTCAACCGAGTCGAACAAGACATGGCAGAACTCAACTTCGAAACCGACCCAGCAATCCTTATCCGCCTTGACACTCTGGAACAAAAAATCGATGAACTTGCCAATATGGACCACAATGCGGAACTCGTGTCCCGCATCGTGGAACTTGAAACATGGCACAACGAATTCAACCGAGACTCCGGGGAAGAATTCATGTGGGAAATAGACGACCTACATCATAGAGCATGGGTTTACGAAGAACTTTTTCGTACCCGCAAATGGGCAGACGAAACACTAAGAGAATATCTTGATTGGTAATGGCACGCCCATCCGACTGCGGCTGCGACGAGGAAGAGTGCATATGCCACTTTTATCACTATGACTGTGCGTGCGACCGGTGTCCTGATTGCCTTGATAGTTGTTTCTGTTTTGATATGGCGTTGGATGAAGGACTAGACGTGGAACCACTTACGCTCATGGAAGTATTTGAACAACACCCCGAACTACTCGGTGAACGCCCATCAGTAGACCCATTCAACGACAACGAAATACTCGAATCTGGATTAGAAAATCCCGAGGCGTGCGAGTCGTGCCAGTAAGGGGTCACCGTGCCATCGGGCAAAGCAACATCTGTAGAAAAATGGTCTGAATATTTAGCCTTACGACGTTTAGGGCAATCGATATGGGCTGCATCCAAAAATTGTGGATTGTCGTATCATGCATGTCGAGACGCAGAAGCTGGTAAAGCACCACGTCATTTTGTTGCTGCACAAGAAATACTTGGGGCACAGGTCGCCCCACATGTTCCCGACGAAGACGAACTTAATCCCGAAGCAAGAGAAGCATTAAACAACATCGCTGTTTTCGCTCAACGATATTTCGGGATCATTCTTCAACCGTGGCAACTCGAAGCTACCGAAACAATCTTTGATCTTCTAGGAACCGAATACGAAGAATATGTGGTTATCAATGCACCTCCCGGTACCGGTAAATCAACATTCTTCGCAAAAGTTTTGCCAGCATGGGCGACATGTCGCAACCGTGCAATCCGAGGGATGATCGGATCGCATTCTCAACGTACTGCTGAATGGTATGCCCGTCGCCTAAGAGCAGAATTTGATCGTCAAGTACCAGTCAAAGCAGAACTTAACGACCTCCGACTCAACCTTGCGGTAGATGCCGACGCAACATTACAACAAGACTTCGGAATGTTCCGTCCCGACTCGTCAGAGATTTGGCGTGCAGAAGCGTTCACTGTTCTCCAAGCAGACGATCAGCCCCTTTCGCAGAAAGAACCTACTTGGTCTGCCTTCGGAATGGATTCGGGGTTCCTTGGTGGCCGATTTGATCTGGTAATCTGGGACGACGTATACGACCCACGTAAAATGCGTTCCGCAGACGCACGAGAAGATATGCGAAGATGGTGGGATGAAGTTGCAGAAACCAGACTCGAACCTGGAGGACTCCTTGTTTTACAAGGACAGAGAATGTCTGCTGATGACATTTACCGATACGCCCTCGATAAAGTTGCGCCACCAGATGACTACGAACTTGACGAATTCAGTCCAGAAGACGCACCAGAAGAATGGCGTAAATATACGCACATCAAATACAAAGCACATTACGAAGAACGATGTTCTAGTAACCCCGAAGACCATAAACCAAGTGGGAAACCGTGGCCCGAAGGATGCCTTCTGTATCCAAGAAGGCTACCTTGGCGACGATTACGACATATCAAAGCCCAAACCCCAGACCGATTCGAAGTTCTTTACCAGCAATCCGATGTAGACCCTGCGAATGTCCTCGTTAACCCGTTGTGGGTTTCAGGAGGTGTAGGTTCTGATGGAGTAGAACATCCCGGTTGTTGGGATAACGATAGAGATCTGTGGGAGCTTCCCTATGGGGTATCGGATGACTTATTTGTTGTAGCTACCGCCGACCCATCCCCTGCAAACTATTGGGCGATCCAGTGTTGGGCATACAATCCCAATACCGAGTTCCGTTATTTGTTAGAATCATACCGTCGAAAGATGGATGCACCATCCTTCCTCGACTGGAGCCACGAAACTCAACGGTTCACGGGGGTAGCTGAAGAGTGGTGGCAGATTAGCAATGACCTCGGACGGCCAATAACGCATTGGATTATTGAAGCAAATGCGGCACAAAAATTCATTTTACAATACGATCATTTCAGACGTTGGGCGGCGCTTCGCAACGTCCAGTTGGTCCCACATTATACGCATTCTAAAAATAAAGGCGACCCCAAATATGGAGTGCAAATGCTCGCACCATTATGGCGTGTTGGCAGAGTGCGTTTGCCCGGCAAACAGAACACCGAAGCCCGACCGCATTCATTACTTTTGGTCAACGAGGTGACTCGATGGAATGCCGAAGGAACAGGTTCACGCACAGACGACTGTGTTATGGCAGAATGGTTCCTAGAACATAATTTAGAAAAACTCTATGTTCCAACTATAGTTAATAATCGACAGTGGCGACCTACATGGGTCGCAGATTCTGCGATCTCTGGATAGGCTTATGAAAACAGTTGATGAAGTTGTAGCACTTTACACATCCCGATCTCGCATAAACGATAACGCAAAATCAAAAATGCGTACATTGCGAGATTATTATAACGGCGATGTTGTAGTTCCGCTACCAGAATTAGACGCAGATGAAAAATCTGCGGTTGCTAATTTGCTTGCACAAGGTCTTGATCAAACTGCTATGCGGATTTCATCAACTAACCCCGACATCTTCTGTCCCCCTATTGACTCTGCTACCAAAAAGGCACGAGACAATGCCGATATTCGACGTAAAGCATTATTTGGTTGGTGGGAACACAGCCGGATGGATCTCCAACTTTCCAAACGAGCACGGCATCTTATTGGATATTCAACAACCTGTACCCAGTTACGGTTTAATCAGGTCACGAAATGTCCTGAATGGAGAGTCCGAGATCCATTAACGGCATATCCGGCAACTTTGCTCGGTGTTGAAGACATGCGTCCACGAGATGTGATTTTCGCTTACGAACGTTCGTTCGGTTGGTTGAAACAACATTACCCATCAGCCGCAGCAGAATTTAGTGCTAAAGACACAACGCAACAAGATCATACTATCGAAATGATCGAATACGTTTCAGCCGAAGAACAAGTACTGGTTGGGACTAGATCCCCAATACAAACCGTATCGTTTGGTCAAATGACTGAACAAAGCCCCTTTGTTGCTGTTGAATTAGAACGAGTAGAGAACCGATTAGAAGAATGCCCTGTTGTATTCGCCCAACGAATCAGTTTGGACGATGCACGAGGCCAATTCGATGGCATTCTTGGTATGTATCAGATGCAAGCCCGGTTAATGGCTCTCGAAGTAATAGCAGTACAAAAAGGCATATTCCCTGATACATGGTTGATTGGGCGACAGGGCGAAACACCCCAAATAGTTAACCCAGCAGATGGTTTGACTGGTGAAGTTGGTGTAATCCGGGGTGGAGAATTGAAAGATATGCAAATGCAACCGGGTTACATGACGAATCCGGCAATTGATCGGCTAGAACGGGCACAACGACTTACCGCTGGTATCCCTCAGGAATTTGGAGGGGAATCAACTTCGAATATCCGTACTGGGCGACGAGGTGACGCTGTTTTGTCAGCCACTATTGACTTCACAGTACAAGAAGCACAACGAATCATGTCCCGTTCACTCCAAGAAGAGAACGAAATAGCTGTCAAAATGGCGAAAAAGTATGCTGGTGGACGCAAAAGGTCGTTCTATGTTGGCGCTAAGACCGCTAAGGGGCACGTTACTTACACACCAAGCACCAATTTTGATTCCACAGAGAACATAGTTTCATACAGCCATCCCGGTTCCGATATCAACGAACTCATTATCGGAGGCGGTCAACGTCTTGGTATGGGTACGATGTCGAAACAATCGTTCATGTCGATTGATCCGCTGGTCGATGATCCAGAACAGGAACATGACATAGTTATTGCGGAACAAATAGAACAAGCATTATTGACAGCTATCCAAGCACAAGCCAGTGAAGGAATTATCCCACCGAGTGACCTTGCACGGATTATGGATCTAGTAAAACACAATAAACAAGAACTTGCCGAAGCTGTTACAACAGTTCAACGTGAAGCACAGGAACGGCAAGCACAAGAAGTGCCGATGGATGCGCCAGAAGCGCAACCAGGATTGGCGTTACCTGGAATGGGAGCCGAATCTATGCCAATGGAACCGATGATGGAACAACCGCAAGCAGGGTTGGATGAATTAATAGGGGCACTGTAATGGCAAATCAACCTGCCAAAGCATCCACAGGTCAACAATACGGTAAGGCAACAGAGCAACTTGAATCACAAGAAATGATTCCTTTGCCACAAAACGTTGAACCTTCGGTAAGACCGGGGAGTGCTGGTCCTTTGTTGCGCCCAACCGAATTTCCTAATCAACCAGTATCGGCTCCGATGTCTGATAACCCAATTGCTGATCGAGATTCAGGAGATGATTACAGTCTCAAAGTTGCACGGATTATGCCTCAACTATTAGAGGCAGCATCAAAACCGACATCTAGTGCCTCTACCCGAAATATTGTTAACCAATGGAAAGCGATGGTCACTCCCCTAAACGGTGATGGACAGTTCTAATGGGTTTTGTTGGCCGCATAGAGGGCATGGGCAAAGCCCTGTGGCACACCGGCAAAAAATCTGCCGAGTTTTTTATTGATATCGGTCAAGAAGCCGTTGGAATAGACGACGAATTCGAAGGGGACAACCTTTTAGATGCTATTTGGGGTTCATGGAAAGACAACGTTTTAGGGGAACAGGGAGTTGTTAACTCTCTTTTTGGTCCAGATACCCACGATAAAGAAACAGGAGAATATGGGGGCGGATTTGGTGGGTTGTTTTTCGGGTCGATACCCGAAGAGGTCAGAAGTGCTAGCAATACCATCATCACCCCCACCTTCGAGTTATTAGACGGAGTTTATGAATACGCAGTTGATAGACCAGTCGGAACATTTTTAACTATTGCAGGTAATAGTTGGAAAGATCCGACTTTGCTTGTCGATCCGACAGATTGGATGAAAGCATGGAATATCACTAATTCGCGAAGTGCTGGACAAGCATTCGCTTTATCTTTTACCGGGGCTGATTGGACACAAACAAATGTTGAAGAACGTTATTCAGGATCATCATGGTTCAACCTTACGAGTGGTCTTCTTGACGGTATAGGTAACATTTGGTTAGATCCGGCAAACCTTGTCGCTCCTGCCAAACTCAGAAAGTTGTCGCAAATAGCGCAACGGACAGTTCGTTCTACAGATTATTTAGCTCAAAGTGGCGTCCAGTCCAGAAAATATCTTCGCTGGAAAACTCAAATCCAAAACATCGGCCAATTAGATGAATTCGTTACTGGAGCTTCTGACAGATTCAAATCTGGTTTAGGGTTTGAACCCAATACAAGAGACACCGAAATTATCACCCAGTTAGCTTACCAAATATTGACGGATGCTAATGAGGGCAAACTTGGTGCCAAAGTCAGAGATATGGAGCATTACCAAGCACGCCAATTAGCTTCCGTTATTCATAACGACGAAGCATTTGACATGCTGATACGTCTCTGGGCAGGTGATGCCACAGTTCTTCCCGAAATGATTGGGAAAGCAAACGAATATCTGAATCAAAAAGTTGAGGGAGGACTGATAGACACAATAGATAAACTCAATCAGCCTGCCCAACGAATGCCAGTTGTTGGCCTCGATGGGTTACCTCTCGACCCGATACAACGAGATATTGCTTTAAGAAATAGTGCCGGTGTAAATCAAATTCTTTATGGTCCTGACGGTCGTCCTCTTGTCTCGGGTGCAGAAGTCAGGAATCCAAACAAAATTCAGATGTTTGATTGGCATGGTCAATCAGTAGATGAACTTTGGGCAGAAGCATTTGGTGTAGTTCTGGATGATAAAACATTCGGTAGTCTTGATATATTTGCTCAGGATCAAGTTCGTGATGCTGCTACTCGTACAGGTTTTTGGTTCAACAAGAAATCTGCGAAAGAGATCGACCCGTTGGGCAATGGTGGCTACCGGTGGATACCGACTCGTGGTGCGACAGGACATTTTATTCGCAAACTTTGGGATGACTTACCAGAAGCAGACCAACAAGGATTATTGAATTGGGCTGGCGTTCACCCAGATGACCAAACTGGTGTAGCAGAATTTGTTGAACGATGGAATGATCTAATAGAGACAGACAAAGCTATGGATCATTCCGTGGAATCTATGCGGAATCAGCAACGAAATGAAGCTGGGGGAACAGTTACTGCTCGTACCGGTAAAGGTCTGAAAGAAACAACTGAACAGTTAAGAAAAAATCGTGAAGCGCAACAACTTGCTGGAGAAGAAAGAGCATTTGTAACTGGATTAGGTGTTGGGCGGCAACCGAGTAAGGCTTCAGCCCAAGCCGCATTTGATGGGCTTTCGGCAGATCGGCGAGCCGCAATTATTGATGCTATGGACGGAGCCTTGTATTGGTCGGCACGTTATGGCAAACCAATTAATCTTCACGATTTGTCGCAAGTAACTTATCAAGGATTTGTTCAGCAAGTCGTTCGTGGGTCTATGAGGGGTAAAGGTCACGGACGTGGCCCCCAAATGGGGTTCGGTTCGAGGCAAGGGGTTGACCAAGCGGGTTTCAGGGCTGGGGAAACTGGATCTTACATATTAGGTCCCGATGGGAAACCGGTTAGGGAAATAGGACCCCCCACCCAACAAAGACTCCAGAGTACAGAACTTGTAGAGGGAAAATTCCCCGGTAGCGGTGATCGCTGGCCGCTAGATCGTGAGGGAAATCCGATTCAGGGACCCAAAGCAGAAGGACTTGATCCCGATGTTCCAGTCGTATATGACCGTCGTAAGGCGGATGCTTTTATGCATCCCGATGCTCCTGAATTCCGTTATCTTTCTCACGAAGGACTAGAGGAGTACTGGGATTTCTTAGGTGCAAATCAAACCGACTTTAAGAAAATGGGTACTCCGCGAGGACTTGTCAATCCGAAGGGGGGAGGTGCGACTGCTCCTAAAGAATTAAACCAGCAACTAAGAAGCCTTACCGTCGCACAACGTCGAAAAATATTGCGGGAGGTTATTGGAAACGACAAGACACTCACGACGTATATAGGTGACAAATGGTCAAAGATTCCTATAGATGCGAGAAATAGAATTCTCGCAAAGTTCGGAGAGGCTCACGAGATACGTCGAACCGACACTGGTCTGAATCTTCCGATACGTGGAAGAAAAGTTCCGATGTATGCGCCAACAGCCGAGGGGAACAAGAATCTTCCTTATTGGGCTACAAACAGGTGGAAGCTCACATCTGAAATGGGACCTGATGATCCATTCGATATTTGGTGGATGGATTTCATTCTCGAAGTTGAATCGACACGGGCAGTCAAACCAGAGCAATTCAGGAATCGGTTCTGGCAGGATTTGTCAGAGACAGGAGATATAAATGATGTTCCTGAACGTATACGACATCTTATAGAAAACCGGGTTTCTTGGAAAAATCTTGCAACTAAAGATAAACGTTGGATCAATAACCATCGTAGAGAAGTCACAGCAGTAATTGCAGAATCAACCCCCGAAGGCTTGCTCTACGACCTTACCCCTAGCAAATTATCTAAAGCTAAAGCAAGTAAGGAATTTGCTAAACAGTGGGATGGATATATCGGATTTGAATCCGACTGGGATTGGATGCTCACATCGTCAGAGGGAACAATTGCTGACGAATTAGTACAAATTACTGATCAAGGTGTTTACCAACGTAATGTGGCAACGTCTGGACTTACAGATAACGCTAACCAAACACGAATGTTGATAAGAGCCGGGATTCTTGCAAAGATAACGGCAAAACATGTAGAGGCTGGTTTAGTGCCGGATCAAGCACATTTGGTAGCTCAAATGGATCTTGCTGAACTTGATGTAGCGATTAGCCAAAAGGCTGAACAGGTAGCTGACTATCGTAAAGAACTTCAGAGTGGTCCGCATACTGTTGGGAGAGATCTTGATCCCCTTACCGGTGTCCCAATGGTTACGGGTAAATGGGTTCAGGGACCTAAAGATAGTAGATATGTCAAACGTCCACGGAAAGAAGTTCAGTACCTTGACCCAGAAACAGGACTTATAACTCGTCGCAATTTCCAAGTGAGAGAATGGGCTGACAGTAAAAAGAAAGATGTGATTATTGCTGCCGGTGAACCGATAGCAGGAGCACCTAAAGCTTTTTCTGAATACGCACATTTCGAGGAATATGCTTCTTCTGAATTTTTGGGCACTCTCGGTGGCGATATAACAGTCGTGCCATTAGATCAATTTGAGGATTGGGCTAAAACTCACGGCTGGACAATTACCGATACAAGTGTTTGGGAAGATATTGTTACTGGCACCGTTCTTGCTGATGACGAAATGCGTATCGCTATGCGAGATCAGAGTCGGTTCTATAGAGAGATGACACCGAGTGAACTGGCTACAACAAGAGAAGTCGTGCGACGCCAGCAAAGTCGTGGCCTTGTTATAGACGAAATCCCTGATGATGAACTCATGGCGATGCAAAACCAAATATACGGTGAACTTATGAACGGCCAATATGTCGGGTTCCCGTATGCGGCAGCTTTGTCTATGGAAGAATTGAAGTTACGTTCCTTGGCTCGACGGCGAGATATCTCTATCCAGAAGGGTGACGAGTTAATAGATGCTATGGAGGAGGGTCTTAACAGAGATTCAGCTTTGGTTATGGCTGCTGCTCACGAAATCATGGAAAAGGTCCAACCGGGTATTATCGGAAGTATCCCAGAAATGTCTAGACGTGAAGTCTGGATGAAAGAGTTCTGGCAAGATGCGGCAGATTCTCCGTGGTTCCCGAATCGAGTTGTGCGGCTGTTTAACGAAAAAGTTCCACAGGGAATTATTTATTGGGACAACGTACAGCACGCATACGAGCAAATGGATCGGATGATGCGTGACGCATCACGAGTTACAAATGATTGGGCTAAAACCAAACGGGGTAAGGTCAAAAGAGCCGAAGTAGATGGTGAGGATACTGTTTCTCTAACTGAGTATGCGGGTGTAGACCCTGACGACGTTATGGCACGATTCTCTGCTGCAAAGACCACAAAAGAGAAGCAAATAATTTTCCATGAAACGGTTGAAAAGCTGAACAATAATCTTCCAGCATTATTCCACGGAAGAATTCTTTTCAATGGGAAAACGAGTTACACACCTAATGACCTGACCAGAGTTTTACGCAGAAATCATAAGCGTGCTGAACGCACACTTCAGGAGATGGGGTCCAACGGACGCATCTACGGCAACAGCCAAATGATGATTGCCCGAGCCGAGGAAGGCGGCATTATTAATGTTCGACAATTCGAAAATCTGACACCGCAACAACTGGCAACATCAAATCTTGTCCCTCGGTACGATCTCTATCGTGATGCATTTACTGATCTCAGTAAAACAGCATTAGCAGCTAGGGGCATAAAAGATGCTGTTGGTTATACAGCTAATGCTTTCACAAGTATTTGGAAGCGTTCAGTTCTGTTGCGTCCAGCTTGGCCGATGCGAGTTATCACAGATGAGCTTGCACGTAACGCAGCCGAATTGGGTGCTCTACATGCTTTGCGTGGGTTTGTTCATGGATGGGGAAATCTTCAAGCAGGTTGGTATAAGCAACGTGGTGTTGATCTTAACCCGTTGGTAATGGATGCCTTTAAGAAAGATCTGGGATTAGATTTCACAGGATTCAAAGGAGCGGGCAGTCACCTTACTGCCAGGAATGCCGATTATCCGCTGCTAGTTGAGGCTATTGCGACTAAGTACGCTGACGATCATACGAAAATACAAAAACTAGTTAAAGGCGTTATTGTCAAGTCTTATAGGGACAAGGGTATTCCGGGGTTGGGTCGAAGTGCGGGTCGAGCGATGGGGGCTTCAGCAGTAGGCGCTTTTGTGGCTGGACCAGTAGGGATGGCCGCAGCCGGTGGTATACATGCTCTGCATTCTCGCCGGTCGCTTCGACGGTTAGCCGAAATCGAAACAGCGAACACTATGGGTTACACCTTGTCGAATATGGCGACAGGGCGTATGCGTAACCGGATTGCCGACATTGAAGGTCTTATCGCCAGAAGCGTAAGCACTGATAGGTGGTTCAAAGGCAAACTCGTTAAAGGAACCCCTGAATACGACAGTGCCATCAAAGAAATGCAAACTCTGAGAGATGCTAAAAGAGTTTTAGAAACCCAAGGCAGCCAACTCATAGAACAATGGGCGCTTACGGAACCACGTGGCCGAAGACAGATAATGAAGGATCTTCAGAAAAAGAGAAAGGCCGAGATCGAAAACGTTTACGACGAAATGGCCGTATATGAGCACGACGATCTTGCAGAGAACTTTGATACGGTCGGCAAAATTATGTCTGATGCCGGTGTAAGCGACTACCACATGAGTGGGGTAAGAATCGGAAACGAATTCGGGAATGTTCCACAGGACGTAGAAATGTGGCGAAATGCTATGTCCGCCGATAGTTACAGTCGTGCTCTTTGGTCCACTACAAGCCAAGCTCAACGAAGAAACATTAGAGCTACTAGCCATCAACAGTACGACTACACCAACGGTAAACCTTTTGTTGATGCATGGAATGACACCATTAATAGGCAATGGATTCCGCTAGGAGATGCTGATGCATACGCTCGCTCAACGATGTATCCCGATAATCCACTCGATGATCTTGCTAACCGTAAGGCAGACGCAAAATGGTGGCGGGAACAATCAGGTGTAGCTGCTGTCGAAGGTAACCCTTACCAAGATTTTACTCGTATGTTTTGGTTAGACGATGTTACCGATGATGACATTGTTCGTTGGTTGACAAAAGGTCCAGGCCAAGATTTGAAAACGATTATGCCTACCCAGTTCGCTCAGAACGAACATTCTCTTAGGGATTGGGTTACGCAAGTCCGATTTGAAACGGATTCGTTGATTCCCAATCTTCCAGAATTCAGATTTGTTCGAAGGGCGGCATCTAGGGGCGATGAAGTAAACTGGGTTCGAGATATCCAACCGATTATTAATCAGCATTTCGGTGGCAGCGTGGAAAAGCTTCGTACGCAAGCATATGAAGCTGGGTTGGGTTCTTATAACGCTATTGGCAAAGTCATCGGTGACGGCAGTTTTGTTGATGCTGCTAGGACGCATGGGTTAGTTGTTAATGTGAAACGTCGGATAGACGAAATGTTTCAAAACATCGGCACATTGCCGACGGACACACTTACACGAAGCGTTGTATTCAATACCATTTACCAACGTGAAGTCGCACAAAGAATACAAGCGTTAGGTAGCCCCGATTCTGGTTTCATTATTGACAGCAAACGGATTAACGCTATCGAAGGCGAATCACGGCGCATAGCGTTAAAGCACACCAAAGACCTTTTGTATGATTTAGCTGAACGGACACGATTCGAAGAAATAATGGCAAACATTATGCCGTTCTTCGCCGCATACCAAGAAGTTATTACTCGGTGGGCAGGTATCGCAGTCAGGAATCCTGACTTTGTTCTCAAAGCTGCACGTAATTTCCGTAAAGCCATAGAGGGAGACATATGGCCCGGTGATGGTTTCATTGTGCAAACAGATGCAGAAGGCAACCCCCTCATTGATGAAGAAACGGGTGAACCCAAACTTTGGCTTGACGAAAACGGAAACCCCGAAAAACTAGCACTCATTAGAATCCCGAGTGAAATCTTTGGATTAGACGTTGACGAAAAAATACCAGATTGGGTACCTGCTTTCGGTGGTCACAGTTACTTAGGCAAGATGGGTGTATTGAAAGATCACCAAATACAAGTCAATCTTGGATCTATGGCAATGATCACAGGAGGTATGCCCGGTTACGGTCCCCTATATGGTGCCCTAGCTTCCGAAATTCGTATTGCGATGCCAGAACTAGAAATCACAATGGCACGAGTATTCCCTGGAGGTATCGCCGAAGGACACTCAGCCTGGACACGACTGATTGATTCGACATTACCAAGAGCAGCAAGTGTTCTGGGAAGTCAACTGTTTTCCACAGATGAACGGGCACGAGTTTTTGCTCGTCACGCTGGCGATGTTATAGCAGAATGGACATTAAACAATCAGCTATGGGATTCGCCACAGGCATTACAAGAATGGGATGATGAGGTAACGAAGCGAGCAGAAGCGCATCTCCAAGTTCGTTTGATAAGTGCCTTGGCAATTCCGTTTAGCACATTGGTGCAGTCACCATATCAAGAAGCCATTAACGATTACCAACGGATTAAAGAAGAATACGGTTTAGAAGCAGCAGATGAACATTTGATACGGCATTATCCGCATCTTTGGGGGCAACTTGGTCGGCAAACTCGTGTCGAAGGAGTCGCTGCTGCAACATTAAAAGGCCACCATCTTTATGAAGCCAACAAAGAGTTTATCGATAACCACCCCGAGATCCAAGATTTTTTGCTTGGCAAACTTGGAACTTTGGATGTCCAATACGAATTTAATCGGGCTGTCTACAGAAAAGAAATCGCAGAAGGTCGCCGTGTCTATCAAACACCATCAGAAATTCTGCGACGAGCACAAGGAAATATGGGGTGGTATCGATTCTCTACATATATGACTCCGATCAATGAGGAGCTTGATACTCAGAGACGCCTTGGGTTGCCGTTCAGTTTGAATGCCGACTACAACCAGCATCATCTTGCCAAAAAACAACTAATAATTCGGGTGATAGGTGAGGGATATCCGATGTGGTTGGAGGAATACAACAGTGTTTCTTCAATGGGTCAGACCGCTCGTGTTATCAATGAGTTCCGAGATTTTGTTGAATCAGATTTGGAAACTCATCAAGGGCGACCGGAGTTGCCGCACATCATTATGTATCTTTATGAACGAGATGCGATCGCATTAGAAATGTTGAGTCGATCTCAACATAGTGGAGATTCGGATATGCAAACCTTGTCGCATTCCCAGAACGAGGATTTGAAAGAGCGGTGGGAAGCGTTACGACTTACCTTTGGTTTGATACCTGATTTCCAAGAAGTGTTTTTGCGCTATTTTGATAATGACGATGTTATTACACGAGACAGTTGGCCGTCTAGTATAAGGCAATTAGCTGCTGACCAAAGTTTACAGGTATAAAGATGGTAGATCGACCTACAAATACAATCATTAAAGAACCAGAGGGGGGCTGGTCTAAAAATGATCCTGAATTTCAGGTAAACAAAGCAGACATTCTTGAACAGTTCCCTTGGATACTGGGGATGGCCGCAACTGATGAAGAACTAGATGAAATGGTCAGAAATCTAATTGCTGGGGGTGGTTTACCAGCAACTCGGATGGGTGTAGTCCTCGGATACGAAATGGAACCCGGACGAATGATGCCGGGTAGCAGCCTTACCGGGGGGCAACCTTATCAGCTTTCCGACGAGGGTCGAGAATGGCGAAGCGCCGATGTCTTAAATTATGTTCGTGATCTTTGGTCTATACCAGGGCAGGAAGATTTCAGGAAATTAGCGCAAGGGCTTTTGATCGAAGGCTTCATTGATGATATTGATGAAGCAGATGATCTTTACGAATTAGATACTGTGATAGACGGTATCGGTGCAGCTATCTCGGATGTGTCAACACGAGCGAAAGAATTTGGGTTAACGGAACATGGCTTCACAAAAGATTCGGGCATGGATTACGTCCCGACTTTAGAAGGCCGATTTGCTGATACAGATTTTAATTCTTTTGAAGAAATGCTGGACAATATTATTCTTGGGGCAACAGAAATGCCTGACCCAGATTATTTGCGGGAACTGTTTGATACAACTTCAAAGCAAAAAGCTGGTTACAGCATAAGGAAAGGAAACCCCGGAGGTTATAAGCAATGGCTTCAGGGATATCGGGCAGCAAAGCAGGAAAAAACAGAGCGTGGTGAGGAAATGAATCCGGGTGCTTATGCGGCTACTGGTGTGGGAGAGATAGCTCCTGAGGCTGTGGCGATGCAGAGTCGTAAAAAGTATGTGGCTTATGCGAACATGTTGTTGAGTGACTATGAAGGCGTGAGTCAATAATGGCTACTCGAACTATAGAAATTTATAATGCGACAAAACGGTTGTTGGATCTAATTATCAAATATGCCCGAAATGTGGATGCTACTGGTCTTCTGAACAATATCTTCCTTGAACGTACAGAGGCCGATGACCCTATTTTCATGCAAAACCAAGCAGCGATGGAACAGATCAAAGATCTTGGACCAATCGGTGATTTTCAATACGTTGCTGAATGGATAAGAAGTAATTATTCTGAAGATGAGTGGCGATCTGTTGCGTCTGATAAGACTATATCTGAATTGGAAGATTGGTTAAATTCAGCCCCGGCTTCCGACCACCCAACCGGGACCCAGCAAGAGGAATGGTTAAGGGGTTCTGTTTTATCTGGTTCTACGTCAAGTAATGTTACGGCAGCAGGTCTGGGTAATAAAATATTAGGTTCATCTGGTTTCCATCCTGATGACCGACTTATACCTGATCCGACTACCCAACCCGGTGAAGAAGATATGCCGGGGCCAGATGTTGAACGTGGACCTGCTGTACCACAGCCTGATATTCGGGAAGGTGCCTCTACACCGGGATTTATGGATGATCCGGCTACTCTTGTCGGGACTCCCAAAACTATTCCACCGGGAGACGGCGAGAAAGATGGGGAAGACGAAGACGACGAACCGTATGATTTGGGTGCGTTGCAAGATCTTATCGGTGGACTCGACTTTTTCGAAGGTGATGACTGGTTGATACAACCAGAAGACATCCCAGAGGGGTTCCCTCCGATTAACGAACCTTGGAACGTTGTTAATTATTTATCTTATTTTAAGGTTGACCCTAATCGTGCTTTAGAGTTCATGCGTAAAACCCCCGGATTTGCAACCTACACATCGTGGGATGCTGATTGGTCGGTGATGACTCCTGAGGAGCAGGATCGCGAGATCGAGAATACTCTTCACAATGTTTGGATACAGGCCCAAGCGTTTGGCCTCGACGTGCCCGAAGACCATCCGGTTCTTAGAGAGATCGCAATCAAAATCAGACGACATGGTTGGACAGCAGAAGATGGTCGTATTGCACAGATGTTTTATGACCATAAAGAATTTGTTATGGATCAAGCTGTTGGCAAACACCAGACAGCAGTTGACGACGTTATGGATCAAGCTCGAACTCATATGATTTCGTTGACCCCAGATCAAAGAAATCTGTATGCGAAACGAATTAATCTTGGGTTGGAAACAATAGATGGACTTGAAACAAAGTTCAGGAAAATGGCTTACGAACAGTATCCGCATCTTCAAAAACTTATGGATGACGGTAACAACCTTGGTGACTATGTAGGCCCATATCAGGCAGAGGCAGAAGCTCTTTTGGAACGGCCTGTGGATATGTATGGTAGAGATCGCAACATGTTTAATGAAATGTTTTTACATTCGACTGATGATGCCACTGGGACAATTCGTCCTATGTCTTATCATGAAGCAGGGATGTATCTTAAAAAAACTCCTAAATATAAATGGGATGAAACCCAAAACGCTAAAATCGAGTATACGGATAAGGCTGACATGATTCTAAGGAAGTGGGGTGCAATAGCATAATGGCCCAACAATCACAATTCTTTATTCTTTATCCTCCATCGAAAGAAAGACCGCTGGGTAGTTGGGGATCTGTCAGTCGTGAGCGTGCTGAAAACGCTGAGAAAGAAGGCGCTATAGGATATTTCGGTCCGCAACCGCCAGATTTGTCTCAGATTTTAGAGTTAAGTGGAGGTTGGGATCAGGAGCATCGCACAACTACGGGTGATGTGTTCGATATCACAACCCAACTTGCTGATGAAGGTGTTTTTGTTAGCGGCCAATTTGAAGGCGAAGGCACATGGAACGACAGGACCTATGGGGGTCGTGACGAAGTAATGAGTGGATGGCAGGGGGGATACAATATGCCTGATCCACCGTCGGAAGATACTTTGCCTGAAGGATGGATGCAAGAGGAGGACCAGTGGGGTCAGAAAAAATATATTGTTGACCACTATACGAATCAGTGGACACCTAATGGATTCTTCGGTAGTGGTCAGCCCCCTCAGGTAACATCGGGTACTCAGGACCCGGGGCTGGGACCAGTTGGGGGCGGACCCGAGCCAGGAGAATCACCTTATTCGCCTCATTGGCCGGATCTCCAACCAGGACAATCAACCAATATAAACCCGATCACTGGCGAATATGATCCGAACCAAACGTGGTCAATCCCTGGGGCAGCAGGATCTAGTCCTGGGGCTGCTCCTGCCATTGGCGACACATTATGGCGTGGGGGTGACGGTTTAACTAACGCTGAGGGTGAAGAAAGTGCTAAAGGTGCCCTCACTCGTTTAATCAAACTTTATGGTTTAGATATGAAACTGGTTGAGTTTTTATCTGACGAAATCATTGAGGGGACAAGCGATACTGGGATTATTCAAAAGCTGCGTGAACGACCAGAATATAAAGCCCGATTCCCCGGTATGGCGTTGCGTGCTGCAAACGATTTTAATGCCATTAACGAAACTACTTATTTAGATTTGGAAGATGACTATCGGACAGCGTTAAAAGCTGCCAAACTTCCTGCTACGTTTTATGATCAGGCAGCCGATTTTGCCAAGCTTATTGGTGGCGATGTTGCAGCCCCAGAGTTTCAACGTCGTGTAAATCTTGCTTATCAGGCGGCGGGTGGTGCTGATTCTGAGACTGTTAACCAGTTAGAAAGTCTTTATGGTGTAACCCGAGATCAGTTAACTGCGATTTATCTTGACCCGACGAGTGCAAAAAGTATTATTCAGCAGGAACGGGAGATGCGTACTGCCCAGATGTCTGCTGGTGTTGTTCGTTCTTTGGGATCAGGGTTAAGTAAATCTGCTGCTGAGAAATTAGAGAAAGCAGCGGTTCGTGTCAGCGATATGGCAAAACTAGCTGGTTCACGAGGGTTAACTTCTCGATTGTTGAATGAGAATTCGTTGTCAACAGACCAAATTGCGTTAGGTAGCATGGGTATGGATAGTACTGCGAACCAAGAAATCGAATCAGTTGTAGAAAATAGGCGTTCTAGATTGGGTGGACGTAGCGGTCTTTATGGGGACCAAGGCGGATTCGCTGGTTTCGGTACTACGGGTACTTGATTTAGTGCAATAGTTTCTGCCATACTTAACATGTACTAAATCTGAGCGGGATGCGGTACACAATTTCCATCTGGGGTTCCACCGCCTCGATGCGCACAAGTAGGTGAGTGACATATGACAGATTCCGACTCCACTGGTAACAGTGACTACGATTCTGGCAGTACCGAATCGAAACCGAACTGGCGACGTGAACTAGAGAATCGTGCCAAAAAGGCTGAGGACTCTCAGGCTGACTTGGCTGCGAAACTCGCAGATTACGAACGTCGGGATACGTTTAGATCAGCAGGACTTGATCCTGATGATTCTCGTGTCAAGTATTTCGTTAAAGGTTATGACGGTGACATGGACCCCGAAGCTATCCGTGAGGAAGCAGCGGCGGCAGGGTTTATCGGAGACAATCCGATGCCAGCCCAGCCGAATCGTGAACCCGAATGGACCAGCGAAATGCTTGCTGAGGCCCGTATCCAGACTGCTGGCGAAGGCGGAGATCCGGTAATCCCACCTGATTTTGATGATCGCATTAAAGCTACTACGAATGAAGCTGAGTTAAAGGCTTTAATGGAATCGCAAGGTTTTGGGTGGAACGCTAGCGTCTAACTCATAACGCCGGGGAGTCCTAACCATGAGGATTCTCAATGGCAGCACCTACAGTAACGACTGGTACGCTTACCAATCAGGTAACTACGGCATTTGACCAAATCTCGTATTTTGCGCTCCGGTCACAACCCCTATTCGAAATGCTCGCTGATGTGCGTTCGACTGCTCAAAGCCATAATGCGGCGACTGTGCAGTTCACGTTCATTGACGAGATTGCCCAAGCAGTAACAGCATTAACCGAAAACGCTGACGTTACCGCTGTTGCAATTAGCGATAGCAAGGTAGACGTAGCTCTTTTAGAGTACGGCAATGCGGTTATCACCAGTGCCAAGATTCGTGGAACATCGTTCCTGAATGTTGATGCTGATGCAGCCAACATTGTTGGCTATAACATGGCGAACTCGCTTGATAAACTTGTGTCTAATGTTGCCAATGGCAGCGTTGTAGCGGCGCAAATTATCTATTCGGGTATAGGCGCAGGCCCCGGCACTAGCCGTGGCGCTATTACTGCTACCGACCTTTATGACGCTACCTTGGGTAGACGAGCCGTCGCTCAGTTGCGTACCGATTCAGCCCCCGGCTGGGAAAACGGTAACTACATGGCGATCATCCACCCGGATGTTTCCTACGATCTTCGTAGTGATGCTGCGGTAACGGATGTCATTCAGTACCAGTTGTACCAGCAAGGTGAACCTATTCGTGTAGGTTCGATTGGTACTTTCAACGGTATTACCTACATCGAGAACCCTCGTGCAGGTTTAATCGCTGACGGTGGTGCTAGTACAGTCGATGTTTACCAAACCCTTATCTGTGGCCGACAAGCTCTTGCAAAAGGCTTCTCTCGTGCCCCAGGGTTTGGTCCAGATCCAACTATTGTTGTTGGCCCTGTGACTGATACTCTGCGTCGGTTCAACCCAATTGGTTGGTACCACCTAGTTGGATACGGCATCTTCCGAGAGAAGTGCATGATCCGTGTGGAATCAGCTTCCAGTATTGGTGCCAACTAATAGTTAGCACCTAAGAGTGTGTGGGGGGTCGGGTTTTCCCCCTTTCCCCGGCCTCCCACACTCCTCTGCTATCATTCAACCTATGCCTGTTGTTAATGGAAAAAAGTATCCTTATACCGCTAAAGGTAAAAAGGCTGCTGCCGCTGCAAAGAAAAAGAAAACATATGCAAAAACCAAACGGTGACGTAATCATCAGGCCAAAGCCGATTACAGGAACGAGTACTACAAATGGCTAGTTCGCTTTTCGCTGCCACATTCAAAACCTTAATGACGGGTAGCGGTACAACTGTCGATTTCGACACTGACACATTTAATTGTGCGTTAGTTAAACTTGCGGGGTGGACCCCTCAGTTTGATACTGATTCCAAATTCTCTGATATAGACAGCGAACTTCCGGCAACAGGTGGTTATGTCGCAGGTGGTGCAACACTTACGTCTACTGCTGTTACTCAAACTAGTGACGGTTCTGCGGTTATTACTTTCGACGCAGCCGACGTTTCGTGGACTGCTTCTACGTTGACGGATGTTCGAGCCGCAGTCGTATATAGCAAAACAGCGAACGATGCGTCAGCGAGTAATGATTCGTTGATTGCGTATATAGATTTCGATGGGAATTTCAGTACAACTTCCGGTACGTTCCAGATCCAATGGAACCCTTCCGGTATATTTACTCTTGATTTGAAGCCGTAGGAGACATAAATGCCTTCATCTAATTACCCAACTTCGTTAGATACATCAGCGCAACAGCCGACACCAGCTTCTACTACAGATTTAGATGCTTCTGGTTACGAGCACGATCAGGTGCATGGGGCGCATTCAACTGCGCTTATTGCTTTGGAAGCAAAGTTGGGTATTGCAGCGAATAATGCTGCCGATGCCGATCAGTATGCTTTGATGCAAAAGAGTGGTTCTGGTGTTGACGCTACGACAACGTGGTCGAAGACTTTGACTGGTTCGACTCTTGCTGGTACTACTCTTTCGGGTGCTGTTACTGGTGCAGATCAGGTTATGTCAACGGTTACGCATAAGGATTATGCCGAAACTGTTTACGCTGGTGGTGATACAGCTACTGCTAAAACACTTGCTGAAACTAATGGCAATGTCCAAACGTGGACGATGACAGGTAACTGTACGTTCACAATGCCGTCAGGTTCTGGGCTTCAAGCTGGTACTTCGTTGACACTCATTCTTACTCAGGATGGTACGGGTAGTCGTACTGGTACGTTTACTAGTGTGAAGTGGGCTGAAGGTACGGCTCCTACATTGACGACTACTGCTACTACGGGTATAGATATTCTTACGTTTGTTACTTTCAATGGCGGTGTTTCTCCGGTTTGGTACGGGTTTGCTGCTGGGCTGGCGATGGCATAATGCCATTAGGGGCTGCAAAAGCTGCGTTGTTAGGTGCCGCTGGCGGAGGCGGCGGTCCTATTGAAGCAACTGGTGGCACGGTAACAACGTCAGGTGACTACACGGTCCATACTTTTACTGCTTCAGGTACGTTTACTATGACTGCCGGTGAGGGGACTCTTTGGATGGTTGCCGTAGCTGGGGGCGGTGGCGGTGGTACTGGCCGATACGACTATAACTATGGGTGGTACATTGCTTCTGGTGGCGCTGGTGGCGGCGGTATCCATGCACGTAAGAAAGAAAATCAACCAAAAGATTATACGGGCAACGAAGATCTCAATGTAATTATTGGGGCAAGTAGCTCAAACGCTAACGGCGTAAATAGTAAAATTGGAAGCGGCTACGAGTGGATGGCCCAAGCCACGGGGGGCGGCAAAGGCGGTTCCGGCGGAGAAGGCGGATATTCCGGTGGCTCCGGCGGCGGCGGCGGTGGAAGGGGTCAAGATTACTGGAACAGCGGTGGCACAGCAGGGTCATCTAACCAAGTCGCTACTGGTGGTGGTACCGCTTGGGGTAATGCTGGCGGTGCCGGTCAAACAAGCAACTCAACTGCGGCAGGTGGGGGCGGTGGGGCTGGTGCAGCAGGTACTAACGACGGTGCTTCCACTGGTGGTGGTACCGGTGGCGTTGGTCTTACACCTACTTTGGAATCTGCTCCGTTTGGTTTAACACTTGTCGGCGCAGGGGGCGGTGGTGGTTCAGGTGCAGCTAGTGGGGAGGGCGCTGGTGGTTCGACTGGGGCCGGAGATGCCAACGGTGCTTACGGAAACAGTGGCACAGCCAACACTGGCGGCGGTGCTGGCGGTAACGCTGGCTATCACAACACAAACTCAGTTGGTGGCAGCGGAATAGCCGTTATATGTTACCTAACAGATGGGTGATAAATAAATGTCTGAAGATTGTTACTACGCTGAAGTTGACGACGACAACATCGTTCTACGAATCTTGGTTGTCCCCGGTAGTGAGCGTGGTCGAGGCGAAGAGTTTCTTTCCCAAGATTTAGGTCAAGGTGGCCGCTGGTTTCTCACCGAAATAGAGACTGGTTACCGTAAACAGTACGCAAGTACCGGCTGTGAGTTTCGTGAGATAGCAGAAGGTTACCCTGATGGCGCTTTTTTGTGGCCTAAGCCGTGGCCTACATGGGTTTTGAATGATGATTTAGATTGGGTTCCTCCCGAAGCCAAACCAAGTGAAGATTCTGATGAGGGCAAGGAATGGATTTGGGCTGAAGACATCCAAGAATGGGTGCAAGTCGAATGGGATTACGAAGCTAATCTTCCTGCCCCACGCGAAAGCTAATGAACATTGTCGATGCCCCCGGCAAAATCACTACCGGTCGGCCACTCAAACCATTCGGCATAGTCGTACACCACACAGCCTCCAACCGCATCGCAGACCCTGACAACGTGGTCGCCCTATGTATTCGTGGCGTCAACAAGGTACCTGGACCTTTATACAACTACCTCATAAAACGTGATGGTGCCATTGTCAAGTTGACTGCAAGCAACATTAAAGCTAATCACGCAGGTCGAGGACTCCAATCGGTGTTGACTCGTACCCAGAAAAACCTTCCTGTTTTGGGTAACGCATTGAAACCAGGAAAGATTAGTGCCAACTCCCGCTTCATTGGGGTATCAATTATTAATGATGGTTTGGGTGAGGATGTGCCCGAGGCTCAGATGGACGCATTAGTTGACTTGTGCGCCTTTCTGTGCGACGGACACAAATGGAACCCGGACTGTGCTGTGCTCGGTCACAAGGAATGGACCTCTAGGAAGGTTGATCCCTCGTTCTCTATGTCGGAGCTACGCATGATGATTCATCGACGTATGGTCACATCAGTTCCTACAATGATTTTACCTAAAGAACCAGAAGACGGCCTCGTTCCATTCCCCGGAACACTACGCAAAGGGTCACGCAGCCAAGCTGTTGTTCATATTCAACGACAGATAGGAGCGTTAGCAGACGGAATCTTTGGTCGTGGTACACTCGCCAAAGTAAAACAATGGCAACGAGCAAACGGGCTAGTTGCTGATGGTGTGGTCGGTCCCAAAACTTGGGCGGCTATGCAGATACGGAGACAAGAAGTTGTTCAACCAGCGTTTTATTAAAGACTCATTAGAGCGTGGAGTATCCACGTTCGCTCAGGCTTGGGCTGCCGCTATGGCTATCCCCGGACCTGATTGGGGTGACTCCCTAAAAATCGCAGGAGTCGCTGCACTTATTAGTATTGCTAAAGCTATTGCCGCTACAAAGGTGGGCGATCCCGAAACGGCGTCGCTAAGCGGTTAGGAAAATGAGGTCGTTCTGTGACACAATATCGTCAATCAGGAGTTGTATATAGAGCATCGAGCGTCGCTTATGGGACGCCTACGACTATTACCCCTGCGACGATTGCGTGCACAGCGGCCATTCCTACTGATCTCCAGTTCGAATACCGGCAATCTCGACCCGTACAGGCTTACAGAAATGGGTATGACTATCGTCAAGCCCTAATCTCAGGCAACGTTTATCTGGTTGTTGCTACCCCAGCTACGGTCGCTGTCACTACTTCGATCACAGCTACGGGTGGTATACCAATCACGGTTACCCCTGCGACTATTGCTGCTGTAGCGGCTGTCCCGGCTGTCGATATTGACGCTAACTATATTCATGTCGATGCGGGTATAGCTGCCATATGCGCTGTACCTGCACCAACACTCTTCACAGGAGTTTCACTTACCCCAGCTACCATCGCCGGTGTCGGCGGCGTTGACCCCATCACGGGTGTCAACATTATTACTCCGGCAACGATCGCCGGTGTCGGCGCTGTTCCCGGTGCAACACCTGTAATGGATGTAGCCCCTGCTGTCATCACAGGTATTGGGACAGGTAATGCCGTGAGACAACTCTATACGTTCTACCCCGGAGCCGAAGCTCTCGTCCCGCCCGTCGGGCTCCGCAACCAACCCACTCCTGCCGCCTACGCATTAGCTCGACATTACATACCAAGACCCCGAGCCAGAAACCTATTCATTATCGAGGGAACATCCGTACAAGATTACCTCCCAGTAGACACCACAACAGTTACACGATGGCTTCTTGGCGGTCACCTCCCACCTTCAGACCTCACCCCCAGTGAGATAGCATTACTAGAAGCAAGTGGTTACCCCATCGACGTAGGATCAGGAATTTCTTAATGCCCACATATGTTTACCGCTGCCTCGACTGCGGCCTTTCTTTCGATATCTATCACTCTTTCGAAGACACCTATCAAGGAAACTGCGATGGGTGTAGTGGTGTAGTACGCAAACATTTTGGGCAAGTGCAGATCTCTGCGTCAGCTACACCTACCCGTGGGGTTCACGATGGTAAAGCTATCGACTGGGACGGAACTAAAACTAAAGAACAAAATAAAGATAGAGATATGGCGGCCTATAAACGGCTTCGCTCGGAAGGTCTTCATCCTCCGTCTATAGACGGGGCTGCTGATCTTGAAACTCGGGCCGGAAACAAATGGGAAGTTAAAGCGGGACATATTATTAAAGAGGGGAACCGTAAAAAGGCTGAGTCACAGTTACAGGAGATTTTGGAATGACAGCACAAATATGGATTGACCAAACTCGTGACATGCTTCTATCAGGTTACGTCGAAGACTTAGACATAATCACTGGGAGTGTGGGGGTATCGGACTCGGAGATAATTGTTCAAGGCTACGCATCTTCTATCGTTACAGGTGTCGTCATTGAATTAAACGCTGAGTTGATGTATGTCGTTCAGGTTGTTTCGACAACTGTTTCAGTGTTACGTGGCTACGGAGGATCAACAGCAGCGGCTCATGCAGCTAGTGACATTGTTCGTGTGTCACCCAAGTTCCCTACTCACCGAATCATTTCCTCTCTCAACGACGATCTTGCTGACATCTGTTCTCCTATCAACGGCATGTTTCAAATGCTTACCACCACATTCACCTATAACGGTGGAGTTGCAGGCTATAACCTAGATACAAGTGGCAATGTGGTTGATTCTGTTTATGAAGTAACCCATGCAGCGGTCGGAGTGTTAGCTAACGAACCCGAAATAATTTCGTGGCGACTCAAACGAGATCGAGCTACTGCATCTTTCGCTAGCGGTAACGCCCTCATTCTTTATGATGGTGCCGTACCCGGAAGAACAGTAAGAGTTCTATACAAGTCACCTCTTACCCCGATCACAGACAGCACTACTCCTTTAGCAAATGTAGGTTTAGCAACTACCGCTTATGACCTACCTCCGCTTGGTGCAGCTATGGCATTAATGACTACTCGACCTATCCGCCGAGAGTTCCTTGACGCCCAAGGTACCTCACGTATGGGTGAAGAAGTTCCACCCGGCGCTATCTCAGCGTCGTTCCGTGATCTGATGGGGCGACGGCGGGCTCGGCTCGAAGCCGAATCTGGTCGCCTTGTCGCACAATACCCACAACAATGGAACCGTCATGCTGCTGTGCGTAGCAGCCAGTGGGGTTATCTGCGGTGAGTTTTAACGCCGAGTCGTTGCCAGTCGAGTTGAATGGCATTTCGTATCTGGTAGATACTGCTGCCTATCGGCGGACAACTGTTCCTGTTTCACGTCAGCAACGTGACAACAGTAAAGAGCCCGGTGAAAATACTTTAGATACGACTGGTGCGTGGGTACGTTCTCAAACTGATTGGTCGTATGGCGCTGGTCAACTCTATTTAGATAACGAAGACTCAGACCGGCGACGTTTCTATTCGTCAACGGGTATAGATATTTGGACTCGGGGACAGATCACGTTGCTTCCGACTGCGGAAACACCGGGTGCGTTACCGGCAACCTCATTCATTGCTGGCGAAATACTTGTTGATCGAGTAGTCCAGTCTTCTACTGGTACCGAGTTTCTTTATTGTGCTAATGGTCTAACGCTTTCTTATACCTCTGATCCTTTATCGGGATCTCCTACCTGGGCGTCAGCGTTCATAAGTACAACAACTATCACGGGCTTCACAAGCGACGGCCAGTACATATATGTTTCTTCTACTGGAGCGACATTACCTGAACGTCTCACTATTGGTACAGCGACAGGTAGCTGGCCCGGTACAGCAGAGGATGTCAACCTTATTAGTGTCGCAGCAGGCCGTCTAATTGGTACTAAAGACAATTCTATTTACGAACTGGATGCCGCAGGTGCCAAAGTAAGTTCGTCACTCGACTACTCTTTACCTCTCGCTAACAGCGAATGGGTAGATATCGAGGCATGTCCTAACGGTATCTATGCCGCAGCGAACACAGACCACACGGGGACCGTATATTACATAGACGTAAGTACCACAGATAGCACATTAGTTACACCAGTCATTGCCGGTTCCTTACCACGTAACGAATCCATAAACGCCATCCTTTCTTACGGACCTATTCTTTGTTTAGCCACATCGCAAGGCTTTCGTACAGCACTCGTCGATGTCCAATCCGGTGGTTTAACCATCGGCCCGGTTATCGACACAGGCGGTGAAGCCTACTCACTTGAAGCTGACGGTCGTTTCGTATGGTGGGGCACTGCTTACGGCACCCTCTACCGAGCCGACCTTACCCGTTTCACCGACACCCTTGTCCCTGCCTATGCTTCGGATCTTGTATCTTCTGTATCTGCTACAGCTACAGATTTGGTTGGCAGCATGACTCGTGTCAACAATGCGGGTACCCCCAAGATGTTCTTTGGTGTAAAGAAAGCAGCGACCGCTGCGGTATTACAGAACGAATCCAAAACAGGAATAAAACTTGCGACCGGTAGCCTCATCGCAGGCGAAATAACGTGGTCAACTGTTGTCCCCAAACTTTTACGCTCAGGCATTATCGACCTCGACCGCTCCCAATTCGAG